TAGCCCAGAGTTCAAACGTCGTATGGAGCGGCAACGTGCCCGACGTGCTATGGACAAAGAAGGTGTAGACGCGAATAACAACGGCAAAGCGGACAAGCGAGAAGGCAAGGACGTTAGCCATAATAAGCCACTGGCGAGAGGTGGTAGCAACAAAGACGGTGTGAAGGTAGAAAGTTCTAGCAAGAACCGTAGCCGTAACCTTAAGAAGGCACCCGTTGCGAGACAGAAGAAGCCTACCAGACGCTGAGTCTGATGCGTCTTTAAACAACGCGGGTTAATAAGTATGACATTCCCGTAAAAATCAGGCTAGTTCAGGGGAGCGAAAGACCCTTCATAGCAGACCTAGCCCCATCTGTGGACGAAGCGGGGCTTTAGGAGTAGATGTGCAGATTGTAGACAACAAAGCTGTGTTATTGCAGTTACGTAATCCCTATCGAGTCACCGATATAATCCCTGACAGCCGTATGATTGATAAACATCGCGTGCTGGTTAAATGGGGGGTAGAAGAAGTACAAGTTCTAAAGAACCTTAACATATCCGTGCCTTCCCCCATTGAAGGTAAGTATAACTGGAAAGGTAAATACACCCCGTTCGACCACCAGAAGACCACGGCATCTTTTCTCACACTAAACAAACGTGCCTTTTGTTTTAACGAACAGGGCACCGGCAAGACTGCCAGTGCGATATGGGCATCTGATTTTTTAATCCAACAAAAGAAGATAAAGCGGGTGCTTGTTATATGTCCGCTGTCTATCATGGACTCCGCATGGCGTGCAGACTTGTTTTCTTTTGCGATGCACAGGCGCGTAGATGTAGCTTACGGTTCTGCTGACAAAAGAAAGAAGATAATAGAAGGCAACGCCGAATATGTAATAATAAACTACGACGGGGTGGAGATTGTATCCCGAGCAGTTGCTGACGGTGGTTTTGATCTCGTTATAGTAGACGAGGCTACCCACTACAAAAACCCACAAACTAAACGGTGGAAGACCTTAAACGCAGTGCTCACCCCCGACAAGTGGTTGTGGATGATGACAGGTACTCCCGCAGCACAGAGTCCGGTTGATGCATACGGCCTTGCCAAGATGGTAAACCCGCAAGGCGTACCTCGGTTTGCAAGTGCGTTTAGGGATCAAGTCATGACTAAAGTGACTAACTTTAAATGGGTTCCTAAAGATACAGCGACGGACACAGTATACCAAGCCCTCCAACCCGCCATACGGTTTACTAAAGAAGAGTGCCTCGATCTACCACCTATGGTCTATACCAAACGCGAAGTGGCCCTTACTCGACAACAGATTAAATATTATAAGTTGTTAAAAAATCGAATGGTTATGGACGCCGGGGGGGAGCAAATAACCGCAGCAAATGCGGCTGTGAACATGAACAAGTTGTTACAGATCTCCTGTGGGGCAGTGTATACGGACAAAAAAGATACTTTAGAGTTCGACATATCACACCGATACAAAGTCCTTAAAGAAGTTATTGATGAGGCAAGTAAAAAAGTATTGGTGTTTGTGCCTTTTAAACATGTAATAGATATCCTCGTTGATAAGCTAGATGCAGAAGGTATAAGCACAGCGATAATCCGAGGGGACGTACCGGCACACCGCCGTACCGAAATATTTAAAGAGTTTCAAACTAAACCTGATCCACGGGTTCTCGTTATCCAACCACAAGCCGCTGCACATGGGGTCACTTTGACTGCTGCGGACACGGTAGTGTGGTGGGGGCCAACCAGTTCGTTGGAAACGTACGCCCAAGCCAACGCACGGGTGCATAGATCGGGGCAAGATCACAAATGTACTGTGGTTCAGATACAAGGATCTGATATAGAAAAACATGTTTATAGATTGTTAGATAATAAAATTAACATACACACAAAAATAATCGATTTATACAAAGAATTACTTGACTAGCATATACACCACTACTATATTGTACTGCTCGTATGGAAAGGAGCCACAATATGGAGGGTTTGTCGCCTGATAAGCTGGTAAAGGTTTATCTTAAGATAAAAGAAAGCCGTGACGCGTTGAAAAAGAAATTCGATGAAGACGTTGCTAAGTTTGACGAGCAGTTGAAGACGGTCAAAGAAGCGTTACTTGACCATTGCCGAGAGCACAATGTTGAAAGTGTAAAGACCCCTGAAGGTTTGTTTTACCGTTCAGTTAAACGTAACTACTGGACAGATGATTGGGAAAGCCTGAAAGAGTTCGCCAAAGAAAACGACTGCTTAGATTTCTTCGTTAAGCGGTTGAACCAAGAAAACGTGAAGACGTTTTTAGAAGAGAACCCTGACAAGTTACCCAAAGGGCTTAACGCTAGATCAGAATACACACTAACCGTAAGGAGACCCAAATGAGTTTACCGCCTACTGAATCCCCTTTTGTAGAGCTTAAAGATGTGGCGAAGTACTTCCAAGTGTCGGAATCGACAATCATTTCTTGGAGAAAGCAGAACCGAATACCTCGGCAGCTATACATACACGTAGGTAAAACTTATCGCTACGATCTCGGGGGTATTGTGAAAGTTTTTACCGAAGATCTTGGTGGAATCGTAGAAGAACCCTTCAAGGATACCGCATACGAAGAAGAGTGGCCTGAAGAAGGCACGGCAGAACGTGAGCATTTAAAGGCCAGAATGGCTGATAAATTGTTGGGTGTGTCTGACACCCCTGCTGAAGACGAGGATTTTTAGGGTACTTCTATGACGGATAGTGTTGTACGTATTAGTTTGCGTGATAACAGGTTTAACGGCCTGCCTTTTGATTCACCACCAACTTCTATAAATGTTGTAATAGTGGGTGTAGCTTCACCAGCTCGTATATATTACTCAGGAGAGTACAGTGCGGATAGCGTGCGCCCTCCTACTTGTTGGTCATCGAATGCACAACAGCCCGACCGAGAAGTTATAGAAGAAAACCGGCAATCTGGTAGGTGTATGGATTGCCCTCAAAATGTAAGCGGGTCAGGTGGTGGAATGCGTCGCGCTTGCAGCACAGTGCAGAGGGTTGCGGTAGTTCTTGAACAAGATCTAGAAACTGTCTATCAGTTACAGCTTCCCCCCACATCTATCTTCCCCGAGGCAGAGAATGGCAATATGCCTATGCGTGCCTATGGAAGATTTTTACAGGCGCACGAAACGCCTCCAATGGCACTTGTTACCAACGTCCGGTTTGATCCTGACAGTAACCATGCCAAATTATTCTTTAGGTCAGTTAGACCTCTAGAAGAAGACGAGTTAGAAGTAGTGAGTCACACTATGGAGCATCCCGATGTGGAGATAGCGGTGACAGCAAAATCACTAACTTTTAATGAGCAGCAAGCATCTCCGTTTGATATTGAAGACGGATTTGAATTTAAAAACAAGTAAGTAAGGAGAAGGAAATGGCGGTACAGAACGAAACCTACATGGTAAGAAACGCGATTGCGCTATACCCTAGGATAGACAGAACATACAGGTTCGACAGTGGCGAAGGACGTAGCGTATCTTGCGCTCCCACTGAAGAGGGCGCTGTATATGAGTTGCAGTTTAAAATCCCTAAAGAAGAGGCGCAAAAACTGTATAAATCTATGGTGGCGGCTTACGCAGCAAAACGTGAGAAGAGTTGGCCTGAGAAGTTGGAGATGCCCTTCACAAAAGACGATGAGGGTTTATACATAGGTAAAGCGAAGCTCAAAGGGGCATATAGCGGGCAGCTTACAGCAAAACCCAAGCAATACGATGCTAAGAATAAGGAACTACCTGAAGACTTTCAGCTTACTTCTGGCAGCACGATACACGTTATGTTGTCCATGACACCCTACTTCGTTAAAGGTAACGTCGGAAATGGGGTAGCTCTACGGTTAAGAGCAGTACAAGTTATTAATTACGTAGAGCGATCAGCGGCGTCTCCGTTTGCGGTAGAAGAAGGTTTTACTTTAGGTGAGGCTAGTCCTTTTGTGGACGAGTCCACACCGGCCCCCGAGGCGACCAAACCAGAAGCCACCAGTGAAGATGACCCGTTCGCAGAGGACGATTCCGCGCCTATAGAAGAGCCGAAGCTCAAAGTAGTAAAGAAAGAACCTGCTCCAAAAGAAGAAGAAGACGATGCTCTCAAGAGTTTAGTCGATGAATGGGATGACTAGTCCCAATTAATTTGGGTCTTTTCAAGAAGAGATCCATTCTTTTTATAACCACCACGGATAGACTAGTCGAAAAGGGTGTGCGAATACCCCTGCCGTGGTGACTTTTGGAAACAGGCAGCTATGGACACAGGAAAGTTTTTAACAAATGTGCTTGCCGAAGACGGCATATACTGTCTATTCGCTTCTAATAAGAAAAAAGATTCTAGAGTACAACGATTTTATACGTCCCTACAGGAGCTTCAATCCACCGCTCACGACTTAGATGTTGATGGGTACGATGTGTATTACGCGTTAGGCACTTTTAAAACTTCAGACTCCCGAAAAGTAACCAACGTAAAAAACTTCAAGTCTTTTTTTCTAGATTTAGATTGCGGGCCAAGCAAAGATTTCATGACACGCAAGGAAGCCAACAGCGCACTACGCGCTTTCTGCAAGAAGCTATCACTACCAAAACCAACACTCATTAACTCGGGACGTGGTATACACGTTTACTGGGGGTTGACCGAATCCATACCTTTTGCTGACTGGTTACCAGTAGCAGAACGTCTTAAACAACTGTGCTTAGATAACAAATTTTTAGCCGACCCGTCGGTGACGGCAGACGGTGCTAGGGTGCTACGTGTGCCCAATACACATAACCATAAATCAGATCCACCTAGCCCTGTAGAGTGTTTAATGGAGTCCCCAGCGGTAGACTTCGACGACTTCAACAATCTACTTGGTGGGCCAACGATACC